AAACATTTTTACTACCTTGTACCTCAGGAGAGTTAATATTATTTCCCTCTAATTTAAGACATAGTGTTCCTGTAAATCAAGGTGATGAAGAAAGAATAAGTTTGTCTTTTAATACATTTAGCATTGACGCATTAGGTAGTGAGGAAAATCTAACGCATTTAGATATAAGGAGAATAATGAATGAATCAAATTGAAGATTATATCATAGTTAAAAATACTATACCAAAAGAAATATGTCAGTCTTTAATAGAAGAAAATAATAAAAAAGAATGGCGAAAACACACTTGGAATAATTATAGCACTGGTGAATTTTCATCTGAAGCAACAAAAGAATTAGACGTGATGAATTGTACAAAAGAGCAACAAGCAAAGGTAACACCTGGTCTTATTCAAGCACTAGACGAATATCAAAGAATCTGCTCTTGGGAAGGTGATAAAACAGGCAGTCAATGGCTATCAAAATTTAGTCCTATTCGTTTTAATAAGTATGAAGTTGGCACCATGATGAGAAGACATTATGACCATATACATAGTATATTTGATGGCAAGATGAAAGGTGTTCCTATCGTGTCTATTGTAGGTAATCTAAACGAAGACTATGATGGATCAGAATTTCATTGTAGAGGTAAAGAGATCAAGTTAAAAACAGGAGATATATTAATGTTTCCTTCTAATTTTATGTATCCTCATGAGGTAACAGAATGTACAAAAGGCACTAGATATTCGTTTGTTAGTTGGGCGTTTTAAATATATTATAAATATAAGAAAACGATTAACGGGAACTTGACTAATGGCAATGATACAGAATATCACGATAGATCAAGATTGTGATTTTACAGAAACATTAACTATCAAAGATTCAACAGGAACAGTTGTAGATTTATCTAACGAAACAATAACGTCTAGTATGAGAAAGACGCATTTATCTGCTACGGCTTATTCTTTTACAACTGCAAAAGTAAGTGCTACAGATGGTACTTGTACTATCACTATGACAGATGCTGTGACTTCAACTCTTACTGAAGGTAGATATGTTTGGGATTTAACAACAACAGATTCATCTGGATTAATTACTAGAAGAATTGAAGGAAGAGCAACGGTTACGCCAAGCGTGACTAGATCGTAATATGTCAACTAAAAAATATTTACAGAATGGTAAGTGGCCAGGTATTAAACAAGATCAAACAGTAAAACTGTCACAAGTTGAGGGCGACTTAGAAATAGATGTAGATATTGAAAAACAAATAGCACAATTACAAGAAGCAAGATTAGCAGGTGAAATAGAAAAACCAAAAGAATTATCAATTGATCCTGAGAAACAATTAAATGAATGGCATCTTGAAAAAGGATTAAAAACTTTTCTTGCAAATGTAGAATTTGAAAAAGAAGATTTAGATAAAAAAATAAAAGAAGAAGACGCTAAGATATCTGCGTTAGAAGAATTGTTTGGTGGTTTAATTGATAAACCTAAAACAAAAGAAGAAATAGAATTAGAAAACACCGAAGTAATTTCTGAAGATTCTTTTAATGAACTGTCTGAGGAAGAAAAAAAAGAAAGAGAAAAAATAAGACTAAGAGCTTTAGGTGAATTATTTGAAAAGAAAGTTATAGAAGAAAAGATAGAAGAAGAAAAAGAAAAACAAAAAAGATTAGAAGAAGAAAGAAAACAAAAATTATTAATTGATTCTGGTTTAGAAAAACCAAAAGTTATATTAGATGAAGAAACAATAAAAGCACAACAACAAGTAAAAGAGAAGTATGGACAAGCAGGTGCAAAAGCATTACAAGGATTAATGAACGCTTCTGCTAAAGAAATAGAAGCAGATCCACATATTATAGATAAGGTTCTTTCTCATATTTCAGAAATGAAAGTTGCTAATGAGTTAGATAAAGACAAGATGAAGTCTTTAAAATCAATTGACTCATTAGATAAATTAACAAAAGAGTTTTTAAACTTTAAAAATTTAACATCTATACAACTATCAACTGTTGGTGGTGGATTAGATCCAAATAAAATATCTGCTGATCTATTACCTACAACATCAGGAGCATTTGATTTAGGTTCTTCAACAAGACCTTGGCGTAAATTATATTTAACTGGTGGAACATTAATTATAGGTGATGCTGAAATTGCAGGAACAGAAATTGCAGTTTTAGATGGTGTCACAGCAGGTACTGCTTCTGCTAGTAAGGCAGTTATACTTAATTCTGAAAGTGGCATAACAGGACTTGGATCAGTAAGTATGTCAAGTTTAGCATTAGGTGGAACAAGTATTACAGCTACTGCTGCTGAAATAAATATTATGGATGGGGTCACAGCAACTACTGCTGAAATAAATCATTTAGATGGTGTGACAGGAAATATACAAACGCAAATAGACGCTAATACAACTCTTGCAAGTGCAGGTGCGTCTAAGGCATTTGCAATTGCACAAGCAGTCGCATTAGGATAAATAAATAGTATTATAGGAAAAAATTATGGCGAAACCAAATACAAGAGCAACATTTAAAGAATACTGCCTGAGATCATTAGGTAAACCTGTAATAGATATAAATGTTGACGAAGATCAAATAGAAGATAGAATAGACGAAGCAGTACAATATTTTTCTCAGTATCATACAGATGGTGTTGAAAGAATGTATTTAAAATATAAAGTTACTGCTGACGACATAGTTAGATTAAGAACAAATAAATCTTTTAATGTTGTTGAAAAAGGAACATATGCTGATAACATAGAATTAGAAACTGGTACAAATACAGTTTTAGAAGGTGATGGTGATTTAATAAAAGAGGATGGCACAACTATACATCTAGAAAGTTCAAATCTAGTATCAACAAAGTATGAAGAAAATCAAAACTACTTGGTAATACCAGACTCTGTTTTGAGTGTGATAAATATTTTTCCTTTATCTGACAGAGCAAACCTAAATATGTTTGATGTTAGATATCAGTTAAGATTAAATGATCTGTATGATTTTTCATCTACAAGTATTGTACACTATGAATTAACCATGAGACATCTAGATTTCTTAGATCACATATTGGTAGGAGAAAAACCAATTAGATTTAACACATTGTCAAATAGATTATACATTGATATGGATTGGGCAGAGGATATAGACGCTGATGAGTATTTAATTATTGAATGTTATAGACAATTAGACCCAACTCAACACACAAGAATGTTTGATGATATGCATTTAAAAAGATATGCAACTGCTTTAATTAAAAGACAATGGGGTCAAAACCTATCTAAGTTTAATGGCACAGCGATGTTAGGCGGAGTGACACTTAACGGACCTGAATTATTTTCAACTGCCATAGCAGAACAACAAAAACTAGAAGAAGAAATAAGATCAAACTTTGAGGAACCTCCTCACATAATGCAAGGATAATAAATGCCAACAAATGTTTATTTTGACACTGGCACAACTTCAGAACAAAGACTATACGAAGACCTAATAATAGAGCAACTGAAGATATATGGCCAAGATGTTTTTTATTTGCCAAGAAAATTGGCAAACAAAGATACTATATTTGGCGAAGATCCAGCGTCATCTTTTGATGATTCTTACATAATAGAAATGTATGTGGATAACTCAGATGGTTACATGGGTGAACAAGAGATTATTAAGAAGTTTGGTCTAGAGTTAAGAGATGATATTAGATTTACTCTATCTAAATCTAGATGGGAAACACTAGTAAAAAATAATAGTGATCTAGTTGCTGAAAGACCACAAGAGGGTGACTTGGTTTACTTCCCAACCACAAAAGCATTTTTTGAGATACAGTTTGTTGAACATGAACAGCCGTTCTATCAACAGAGCGCTCTGCCTGTTTACAAATTATCTTGTACTAGATTTGAGTACAGCTCAGAAAGAATTGATACAGGTATTGCTTCTATTGATGCTGTTGAAGATAATCTATCAACAGACACAATGAATTTTCAGTTTACACTAGAAGCAGAAACAGGATCAATTGTGTTAGAGAGTGATATAGGTGAAATTAACTATTTAATTAACGAAAACTTTACAATGGCAACACAACAACCAGTAGATCAAGGTAAAGCATTTGAAACTGCTGCTGGTACTAATACATCATCTACGGCAGATGATATATTAGATTTTAGCGAAAGAAATCCTTTCGGAGAAGTGGATGACTACTAATGTTCGGACAACATTTTTATCATAAACAAATTAGAAAAACTGTAATTGCGTTTGGTACTATATTTAATAATATTAATATCAAGCGTACGGATTCTAGCGGAAATCCTATACAGACAATTAGGGTGCCATTATCTTATGCACCTAAGGAAAAATTTATTGCAAGATTAGATCAAAACTCTGATCTAACTGGAGACGATTCAAGCGTGGCGATTACTCTACCTCGAATGTCATTTGATATCTCTGGTTATTCCTATGACGCAACTCGTAAACTAAACAAGAACCAAAAATTTGTTGTAGCAAAAAACACGAGTGGTGATACAAAAAGAACTAATACACAATTCTCTCCTGTACCATATGATGTAAGTTTTGATTTAAATATCTACACAGCGACTTCAGATGATGGCCTTCAGATTGTAGAACAAATACTTCCATACTTTCAACCTGATTACACGGTCACAATGATTATGGATAAAGACTTCATGGATACAAAAAGAGATATACCTTTTGTATTAGAGAGTGTTGATTATGAGGATAGTTATACTGGTGCGTTGACGGATAGAAGAAGAATTATATATACACTAAAATTTACTGCAAAGATATATCTATATGGTCCTATAACAACAAATGCTATAATTAAAAATGTGGAAGCAGACATGTACACAAACACATCGGATGCTAATCCATCTAGATCACAGAGGGTTACTGTCACACCAAACCCTACAAGTTCCGATAGAGATGATAGTTATACATACACGACCACACTAGAGTTTTTTAATGATGGATTAAATTATGATGAAAAGACTGGTGACGACAAATAACATAAGGTTTTAAAATGAGTAGTATTGATGATAAATTAAATGAAGTATTAAATATAGCTGATGAGGTTCTAGAAAAGAAAGTAGAAAAGAATCCTCTAGAGATAGTAAACGAACCACCTAAACCTGTAGCACCTGAGAACGGAGACGTAGATACCGATTTTGAAACTGGTAGAAACGAACTCTACAAGATGTTGGAAAAAGGTAATACTGCAATAGATGGTATTTTAAATCTTGCAAAAGAGGGTGAACACCCTAGAGCATATGAGGTTGCAGGACAATTAATCAAGACGCAGAGTGAGATAGCACAGAATCTATTAGACCTACAAGACAAACTTAAAAAGATTAAAGATGTAAAAGAATTAGGGCCTAAGAATGTTACCAATGCATTATTTGTAGGATCAACAACAGAATTACAGAAACTTATAAAAAAGAACAAAGATAAAAAATGAAACTAGACCAATATTTAGGAAATCCTAACCTAAAAAAGGCACACACAAAATCACGATTTACACCTAAACAAGTAGATGAAGTGGTAAAGTGTCTTGAGGATCCTAAATACTTTATAGAAAATTACTTAAAGATAGTCTCAATCGATAAAGGTTTGATACCTTTTGAGATGTATGACTTTCAGCGGAAGATGGTAGATACTTTTCACGACAATAGGTTTACAATATGTAAATTACCTAGACAGAGTGGAAAGTCAACTATCATTGTATCCTACCTCTTACATTACGTTTTGTTTAACGATAATGTGAATGTTGCAATACTCGCCAACAAATCTTCTACGGCAAGGGATTTATTAGGGCGACTGCAACTTGCTTACGAGCACTTGCCGAAATGGATGCAACAAGGCGTCATCAACTGGAACAAAGGTTCCCTAGAATTAGAAAACGGAAGTAAGATCGTAGCGGCGAGTACATCTTCTAGTGCTGTTCGGGGAAGTACCTTTAACATAATATTTCTAGATGAGTTCGCCTATGTGCCCAACAACATTGCCGAAGAATTTTTTAGCTCAGTATATCCCACGATATCATCTGGACAATCATCTAAGGTTATGATAGTATCAACACCACACGGAATGAATATGTTTTATAAGATGTGGATGGATGCAAACAATAAGAGAAACGATTACAAACCGATCGAGGTACATTGGTCAGAGGTGCCAGGTCGTGATGAAAAGTGGAAAGAACAGACAATAAGAAACACAAGTCTCGAGCAGTTTCAAACAGAATTTGAGTGTGAGTTTCTAGGTAGTATCGATACACTTATCAATGCGAGTAAATTAAAATCTATGGCTGTCGTAGACCCTAAGAGAAGCCCAGGTGGCTTTGACATCTATGAAATGCCTAAGAAAAATCACATATACACGATGGCGGTTGACGTTGCAAGGGGTATCAACAATGATTACTCTGCTGTGATAGTATTTGATGTCACTAAAGCGCCATACAGAATTGTTGCGAAGTACAGAAACAATGATATAAAACCGATTGTCTTTCCTAACATACTAAAGAAACTAGGAGATAACTACAACAAAGCATTTTGTCTGATAGAGATAAATGATCTAGGTCAACAGGTTGCAGACGCAATGCAATTTGAGCTAGAGTATGACAACATGATGATGGTCACTCAGAGAGGTCGAGCAGGTCAGGTACTAGGCGGAGGTTTTAGTGGTCGTGGTAATCAGTTAGGTTTGAGAATGACAAAGGGCACAAAAAAAATCGGAACTTCAAACTTAAAGAGTCTGATAGAATCTGATAAACTAATCATAAATGATTTTGATATAATTGCAGAACTATCTACTTTTATTGCTCGTGGAAAATCTTTTGAGGCTGAACAAGGGGCTCATGATGACTTAGTGATGTGTCTAGTTATCTTTTCTTGGATGGCCAATCAGAGATACTTCAAAGAATTGACAGACGTAGATGTTAGGGGTCAAATGTTTACGGAACAACAGAATGCTATAGAGGCAGATATGGCGCCTTTTGGGTTTATTGACGATGGATTAAACGATCCAGAGGGCAATAATAACTCATTTTTTGATGACGCAGGTGTATTATGGCAACCTGTGACTTACCGAAAGGGAGAGTAGTAAAGAAACGAATTATAATAAATATCTACAAAGGGTTATAACTAATACAAATTACTTAATATATTAAGGAGAACTAAACATGGCTTTTCAAGTATCACCAGGTGTTAATGTGACTGAAAAGGATCTAACGAATATCATACCAGCTGTATCTACTACTTCTGGTGGTATCGTCATGACAGCAGAAAAAGGACCCATTGATGAGATTACTACGATTTCATCTGAACAAGAATTAGTTGACATTTTCGGGAAACCAAATGCAAATAACTTTGAGGAATTCTTTTGCGCTGCAAACTTTTTAGGTTACGGAAACAATCTGAAGATAGTAAGACCAATCACAGGATTAGTAAATGCTGTGTCAACTGGTACTGCTGTCTTAATTAAAAATACTGCCGACTATCTAGACACCTATATGACAGACTCAGGTGCTGGATCGGTCACGAATATCGGACCATGGGCTGCAAGAGAAGCGGGAACATTAGGAAATAGTTTAAAAGTTTCTTTATGTCCTAACTCTACTGCTTTCGGTCCTCACTCACAGAGTGGAACTTTAACAAATGATGCTACTGCTGCTATCGGAGATACAACAATCACTATGGATGATGGATCTCTATTTCA